TCTCTCATAATGTAAATAATATGACTGAAGTTGTTGCTATTGCTGAACATAATAAATTTATAACGGCACAAGCTCAAAATAATGGTTCATTTAAATATACAGTTGTAGCAATTGCATCTGCTTCATCTAACAATACAGATTGGATTGGTTTTGCAGAAAGCGCAATATCTAATAGCGCAAGCGGTGACATACTTGTTGTTGGCTCAACAGCAGAAAACCAAAGTGGCTTAACAATAGGCTCAACTTATTACGTTCAATTAGATGGAACATTAGCAACTTCATCAACTAGTGCAGTTAAGGTTGGTCGAGCTATTGCTGCTAACAAACTTCTTATTACCGAAGGGAACGCTACATGACAAAAGCAAGAGACCTCGCAAACTTAATATCACAAGGTAATCCTCTCGCTGATGGTGCAATAGCAGCTAGTGAAGTATCAGGGTTACACGCAGTAGCAACTAGCGGTGCATATAGTGATGTAACAGGTACACCTAGTTTAGCAGCCGTTGCAACTAGCGGTGCAGTAGCAGATGTAACTGGTGCAGCCCCACTTGCAGATCCTACATTTACTGGTGATGTTACAGTACCAGATAAAATTGTGCATACTGGTGATACTAACACGGCAATACGATTTCCAGCCGATGACACAGTAGCTTTTGAAACTGCTGGCAGTGAACGTTTTAGGTTTGCTTCCGCTGGTCAGTTAGGAATTGCTGGTGCTAACTACGGTACGTCAGGACAGGTGTTGCAGTCAGGTGGTGCAAGTGGCGCAGTTTCTTGGGCGGATGCTGGTGGTGGTGCTTATGAAGTAATATCAGACGCTGCTTATAGTACGGCAGCAAGCACTATTACATTTAGTGTAGACGTAGATTATTTATACCAAATTGAAATATTGGGTTTAGAGATTACAGCTGGTGGTAGTGAATTACAACTACAAGCTTCACACGATAGTTTTTCTAATATTAAAGTATGGGAATGGTGGGTATTAAGAAATAATAAATTTGGTGCGAATGGCGCACATGTATATAATGAACAAAGTTATAATTATGCTAGAATAAGTTACGGTAATATCGTTGGTGACACTACCGATAATGCTGCAATGATGCTTATTAATTTTCAGCAAAAAACTGGTAAATATCCTATTCACATGAGTGAATGTTATGAGCCAGATACGAGTGCTTTTTATCCACAATTTATTAGATCAGTAGGTAGAGCAAGATCAACTGATACTATTAATCAAATAAGGCTACTGCCAAATAGTGGTCAATTAAAAGCTTCTAGAATTAGATTATTGAGGAGAGCATAATATGGCTAATCATTATTTAGATGGTGTATTACTTAAAAAAGCACCTCTTGGTTTTACAGAACCAACAGAAGAAGAGGCTAAAGCTCAAAATACTGCAATCAAAGAAGAAATACAAAGACAAGATCGAGATATTTTACTTGCAAAATCTGATTGGACACAAGCAAACGACAGTCCATTATCGAACGAGAAAAAGATAGAATGGGCAACGTATAGGACTGCGCTGCGTGACTTGCCGTCTAATAAATCGTGGCCTGATGTTACGTTTCCAGAGGAGCCAAGTTAATGACGGACAAGAGAACTCGTACACTCAACCAAGCACACGCTCGCATTGATGGAATGGAAAAAGAAGTTGTTGAAATCAAAACTACAATGCAGCTTTCTTTAAAAGAACTCTACGCAAGAATACGCAGATTAGAGATGATACTTATTGCCATTACTGGTGCAAGCTTACTGCTACTTATACGAATGAACTTCTTAGGCTAGGCATATGGACCCGGTCACAATCAGTGGTTGCGTCGCTCTTGCCACAGGAAGCTTTAAGGCAATCAAGGGGGCAGTCTCCGCTGGTAAAGATCTAAGTGATATAGCCGGGCAACTAAATCAGTGGGGCAAAGCTTGCTCGGATTTCGCTATGCTTCAGCAACGTGAAGAGAACCCTCCGTTCTGGAAAAAAACATTTAAAGGTAGCGATGAGGAAAACGCTATCTTGATATGGAATAATGAGCGTAAATTCAAGGAGATGCGCCAAACCTTAAAGGATGAAATTTCATTCGTGTACGGACCATCCGCATGGAAGGAAGTCTTGGCAATCGAGGCGCAGCAACGTAAAAGGCGTAAAGATGAACTGTATAAAAAACAGGAACAATTAGATGCGATTATTAACTTTGCTATTGGGTTTATTATTTTTGTCCTCAGTGGTGGTATCTTGTTCTGCATTTTCTATTTCATCGGCAAATGGCAAGGGCGTTGGTAATCATGTGGGTGCTATTATGGTTACAATTAGTGAGTGGAAGTTTTGATCATTACCACGTAGGTAGTTACTCTAGTGAAGAAGCTTGTAAGCAAGGCAAAGCAGAAGCAAAGGTGTTAGTCACCAGCCAAAACTCTAAAGTAGTGTGTATTAAAATTGAACGGTGATATTAAAAGAATGGCGTAATAAATTTATTATCTATGATAAAAACGGAAAAGTTGTTATAATTACACGCGAAAAAAACATAGCCTTACATTTTGCAAGGAAACAATATGGTACAGATAACCGCTAGTTATATTGATGAATTAAAAATTTTACCACGTTTGGCATTTTTGTGTCAGATTATTTTAACTTGGAAAGTGTGTATGTGGTATATGACATTGCCAGACCCAAGTGTTGCTCAAAGTTCATTCGTGTCAATCGTTACTGCAATGTTATCTGCATCATTTGCATTGTGGCTAGGGAAAGAAGCAAAAACAGACAGAGGATCAGGAAATGCTCCAATCTCTAATAACTCCAATAGCTAGTCTAGCTGGAAGCTGGCTAGACGCAAAAACACAAGGGCAAGCAGCTAAAGCAAAATTGCAACTTATTGAGGCTGAAAGTAAAGCGAAAATATTAATGTCAAAAGAAACCTCTACCGCTGATTGGGAAAGGATTATGGCAGAAAGCACAAAGAACTCTTGGAAAGACGAATTTATAACTATTGTTGTAATGATCCCAGTTATCTTGTGTTTTGTACCTGGTCTAGAAAGCGTAGTTAAAAACGGTTTTGATCGTTTGGCTGAATTGCCAGAGTGGTACACATGGCTAGTTTTTGCTGTATGCAGTGCAGCTATAGGTATTAGGGGAACAAAACAATTTATGGGGAAAAAGTAAAATGGAAATGTGGCAATGGATAATGCTGTTTTCGGCAGTGTCAATTAACACGATTGTAAATTGTTGGAGATTATATTTAGAAAGAAAACGTAATGGCATTTAAGTTAAGTAAGCGTAGCCTTGAAAGATTAAAAGGTGTAGACGAGCGTATGGTTGCTGTTGTTAAACACGCAATCGGTGCAACTAAAATAGACTTTGGTGTTATCTGTGGGCTACGGACTATAGAAGAACAAAAAGAATTGGTTGCAAAAGGTGCAAGTCAGACCATGAAGTCTAAGCATATTGATGGTATCGCTGTAGATCTTATGGCGTACATTGGTAGCCGGGCAAGTTGGGAACTAAACCTGTATGACGATATAGCTGATGCAATGGCAGAAGGTGCTAGGGCTTGTGATGTTCCTGTACGCTGGGGTGCAGCATGGACTGTTCCAAACATAGCGCATTGGGATGGCACAATGGAAGCTGCTATGAATGATTACGTTGATACTCGGCGTGGTCAGGGTCGCAGACCATTTATTGATGGTCCACATTTTGAATTAATGGTATAGGAGAAAGCAATGCCACATGGAAAGAAACATGGTCTTTATGAGAATATCAGGTTAAAAAAGGCTAGAATAGCTGCCGGAAGTGGAGAAAAAATGAGGAAGCCCGGCACACCCGGCGCGCCTACTGCACAGAATTTTAAAGATGCAGAAAAGACCGCAAAGAAACGCAAGAAATCTATGATGTCCTGATATGGCTAGACCACCAGAACGTACCGGGAATAGTGGCAGACGCGCAGCGTTTTTACAGCGCATGGGCAAAATGCCGGGCCCAACTAAAAACAAAGATGGCACTGACACGCCGTT